TTAAAGCCTTGCTCGCCCAACTCCAAAATGGCACTGGCTTTGTTGGCTTCATTTTTCTTTTGCCAGTCCGTGAACTGTAAAATAGTGCCGCGCATCTCACCGGTTCGACTTGCATGCAAGGCAAGTTTTCGGTTGTCGAACTCATTTTGGAGTTCTTCCATCCGTGTTAAGCGCTTGGTTGTTTTCTCTTCTTCTAACTGGAACTCGGCTTCAAGCTGGGCGCGACGCTTTTCTAGGGCGTTATCATCCTGTTTTTCAATCTCCAGCCCTTTAGGTAAATCGGTCGGATCAATGCCTTTACTTTGAAGCCGCATCGCGTCCATCGTGGCCTGATGTTCAGCTTGCTTAATAGCCATAGTATTGGCATAAGTCTCTGCTGCTTCACGGGTTGCAAAGCCACGAATTTGCAGTAGTTTTTTCTCATGGGCCTGCTGCGCTTCATTCTGCCGAGCGTCATACTTCAGCTCGCCAATTTCGTCATTGGCTGCCAAGCCTTTTTCTGCCCGCCGTGCTGCATCAACGCGCGCGTCGATTTTGGCTTTTTCGACCGCATAGGTGTTGGCATAGGCTTCTGCCGCTTCGCGCGTCGCAAAACCGCGCGCCTGGGCGAGTGATTTTTCTAGAGCGTCTTTTTTGTCTTGCTCGACTTTGCGCCGGGCTTCGTTTTCAGCCCGTGTTTTTTCATCGCGTGCCTTTTGTCCTTGCTCTGCAAGGGCTTTGTGCTCAGCCGCATCGATGTCTTTGAGGATTTGGGTATATTTTTGCTTGTTGACCGCATCGCTTGCCATCGACATGGTGACCATATCGCGGCGGCGCTGATAGCTGTCTTTAAGTTTTGCTTCTTCGCCCAATAGCTCAACCTGTAGTTGTTGGATATTGGCTGGCAGTGGACGGGCGGTTTGTTGTTGCTCGCCTTTACCAAGCGAATCAATGCGTTTAATGCTGCTTTCAAGTGCCGTGATATTGGCTTGTCTAGATTCTATTTCTGCGATTAGCAGGGTCTGGCGCTTGTTGTGTTCGTTGCGCTCAATGTCGGTGAGCGCCACAGCCACGGTTTTGCCCTGCTGGATGATCGCACCATACTTATTAAACACCGGCGCAACAGTGATCATCCTGCCTTTATTCAATTCACTGTTGATGGTTGCTAGCTCAGCTTTGAGCGTACCGGCAGATTTTCTTGCTTCATCAAGCATGCTGTCGATATTGACTTTACGGGCTGCCAGTTGGGCTTTTGATAAGCCTTCCAGCGATTCAGTCAGGGTTTTTACTTCGCCATCAAACTCGCTGACACTTTTCTTTGCCTCAGCGCTGCTGCTGTCAAATGACAGCATAGCCATTGCCGCAAAACCTAAAATGGTAATAAGGCCAGGGACACCACCGACGAAGGCTAAAGAGCCGGCCAGCATCCGGCTTGCCAGTGTTGCTTGTGTGGCTGCAGCTGCATAATTGGCGGTGGCAACGGTTAGTGCGCGCTCTGTGACAATAGCGCGACCGTTGGCGGCGGCCAGATTGGTGATCGCCACGCCCCGAAAATGGTCCGACTGCGCCGCACTGAGGGTGTACGTATAGTGTTCTTTCATCTGAACAGCGCGGGCATGCTCGACTGCCGCTGTTTTCATGACGCCTGCAAGACGCTCTTTTTCTGCTAATCCCTGTGCTTTGGTGGCCTGGATGTCTGCAATTTTTGCGGTGGTGGAGCTTACCAGTGCTCCAACCAAACGGCCGGACACGCCAAGTGCCAAGCCAATCACAGCGACTTCCAGCGATTTAACCAGAGTTGCATTTTCGCGCAGCATATCCATGCTATCGCGAAGCACGTTGGCTACTGCCACAACACCAAAGTTCACTTCTTTTTCGTATTCACGAATAAGTTTGTCATAGGCGTTGCCCATCTCCGCAAAGGACGCGGAAATGGTGCCCTCGGTGCGTTCAGCCGCGCCTTCATATTCTTTTAAAGCGCCCACCAAATACTGTTTAAACATGGCCGAAGTCACCATGCCGGTGCCGGTCAATTGCCTAAATGTCATGCCGGTTTTAGCGACTTGCTTGTCCAGCTCGCCCAATAAGCCAGGCAGTGGATCCATCACCTGGTTTAATTCATCCGTTTGCAGCACGCCGCTCGATAACGCCTGGTTTAAACCATACAAGCTCAGCGCCAGCTGGTTATCTGATGCACCAAGGGCTTTTGAGGCGTTGGTTAAGCCTTCAGTGATGGCCTTACCTTCGGCCATGGTGACGGTTCCGGCACGCTGAAGGTTGAGCATGCTGGTAAAAGACTCGGCCAGCGAGGTGTAACTGGTATTGAGCCGATCGGCGGTGGCGAACAGATATTCCTGGTTAGCTGCATACTCGGCCGCTGAGCCGGAGAGGCTTTTCATCCGCTGTTCAAGCAGCTGGGCGTTCGCTGTATCGGTCACAATCTTCTGGGCAGTGCCAATACCAACGATAGTGCCCATAGCAGCGGCCATAGCGTGATAACCGCTTGTGATGGTGTTGACTGAGCTGGCCGCTTGCTGATTCGTGGCAATTTGTGTGCGGGTTTGCTGCTCAATGCGCCGCAAATCAGCCACGCTCTGGTTGGCACCAGAGCTGACTTCTTTACCGTCGTAGCGTAATTTCAGCAGTAAATTCAGGTTGCTCATTGCTGTCCCGGATCAGACTTAATACATAGCGCTCAATACGCTGGATGTTGTCAAAATCGCGGGGCAGCAATGTCAGCCCGAGGTATCTCCAAGCAACATCGGCCGCCTGATAATTCAGGGCGATTTCGATGTTGTCTTTATCTCGCAAAAACTGCGTGGTGACGGCAGTAAATGACTTTACAGTGGTCTCTAGTTCCGGCAGTAACAGGGCTACTTTTTCAACCGGTGGCGGGGGTGGCAACCCGGCTTGCTGCATAAACTCGGCAAGGTCGCTGTCGGCTTCGCTTGGGGCTTCACCGACATACCAGGCGGCCACCTCGGCTAGTTTTTTTCGCGCACCTCGTACTGGGCGTTGACGACTTCCATCGCCAGGCGTCCGGCGATGCCACCGTATTCTAAAAGCTCGTTTAAGGTGTCGGCATCAAACGTGACTTCCTGGCCATCATCTTGAAAACCTTCCCAGCCCAATAACAGCTCTCGCACAGTCTGCGCATCGCTGGCACCGGTGCTGGTCAGCTTTTGTAGTTCATCCAGCTTTACTAAGCGAATATGGCCGGTGAATTTGATCACAGTGCCGTGATAGGTAAATTCAATCGGCTTCTTAATCTGGTAGTTTTCCAGCTTTTCTAAAAACTTCAGTTTCATATCGCATTACTCAAAAGTGATTTTCAGTTCATCGTTGCCAACCAGTGGGATTAAATTCCCTTCCAGCTCGTAGCCGGTCAGCTCGCTGCTGAGGTTGGCGTATTTGGGCACCGGCAGCTGCAGGCGGCCGCTCAAGGTAATTTTTTTACCCGCTGCAGCGCCATGTTTAAACTCAAAGGGCACCACTTCACCAGCGAGGGTAAAGGGGTTGAACGTAGCCAGTTCTGTGGCAGTCACGGTCAACTGGCCCTTGCTTTCGTGGCCGGTGATTTCAATCGCGGAGCTTGTGATCGTCCGGTCATAAATGACCTTGTTGCCCGCATCCACGCTCAATTTATGCAGCGTCATCGCGATGTTATTGAGCTTAAAGCTGCTGCCATATTCTGGTCCCAGCACATCTGGTTTTTTCCAGTTATCCCAGTTCGGTTGCAGGGCTGCGCCGCTGGCTGTCGGCGGCGCAAACACGCCTTTAAACTGCCACTGCACCATGGGGCGGCCTTTTTCCAGCGCGATGCTAAAGTTGCCTTTAAGCCCCGTAATAGCATGGGTGTGCTTGCCAAAGATAAAGCTCGCCACTGCCGGAGTGGCCGCGCCCCGGCTATAGACCACCTTGGTGGCGTCTGACACCTGGGCAAAGCCACAGGCCAGCCAAAGCGGCGACGTCACCGGCGCTGTACCTGCCACGCCGCTAATCGCCAGCGGGGTTTTAAAGTTCAGGCTGACATGATGGCCATAAAACGTCTGCAGCTCAGCGCCTGAATAGTTGCTGGCCGGGCGTTCGTTTTCGGACTCATGTTCGATACTGAATTCAACATCCAGCGCATAGATGGCATGGGCCACAGCCAGCGCAACGCCCTGGCTTCCCATCAATAGCGTTTTGTCTTTAAATCGCCACATGCTCTAAGTCTCCTGTTTTTGATTGGTAGCTAGGCGCATCAATGACGCCCTGTAAAATCTCGCCTTTTTGCTGCGCCAGGGCGATCACTTCATCAGCGCTCAGTGTTCCTGAGTGCTCCAAAATTGGCGCGTCTTGCACTTTGGGTTTGCTCATAGCGGCCTCGTGGTCACGTCAATCAGGCGCTCGGTCATAAACTGCGCCTGGTAAATCAGGTTGTTGGTGTCGCGGTTTAGCTCCACCAGGCGGCCCCGGTGCGGCAAAATAGGCGACCAGCCTGCAGGCACTAAGCCGGTCAGACTTTGGCGAACCAGGCCGCGCAGGGTTTTGATTTGCAAATCAGAATTGGCATTACCGACCATCACCGGTAACACAATCATCACGGCAAACAGCTCGTTGAGGCGTAGCGTGGTTTCGCCGGTCACTTCATCCGCAGCCTTGTAGTCTTCATCCAGCGCCAGGACAAACAGCGTCGGCATTTGCACGCCCTGGGCTCGAACAGCGTTAAAGTCCGAAGCAAAGCCGACATGTGCCTGGCCGTTTAAATCTTGTTTTAACCGGCTTTCAATGGTGTTTAAATCGAGGTTAAAACTTGCGTGTTGACCATTCATACCAGCCAATCCTTCACAATGTTGTCGATTTCTTCCCGCTGCATCAGCGCAATGCCTATCATGGGGCGGGCAGGGAGCGTCACCGACTTATTGCGCCCAGCCTTGCCGCCAAAGTGGTGGATGGCAGCGTATTTCTCGCCCAGACCATGGATAAGTTCGTCATCCGTGGCACTGTGCGTTACGCTGCCCGCCAGTTGCCGGGTGTCGGTGAGCGTTAGGCCGCCGCGCTCTTTGGCGGCTTCAGATTGCTGCCAGCGCGTGCCATCCGGCGCACGCTCCTGCAAAAACCGCAGCTGGACATCACTGTCCAAAAACGCCCCGATGTCATCCAGCACAGCGCGGGCGCTTCCGATGCGCTCCGCGAGGGCTTTGAGGCCATCAATGGCATCGCCGCTAATCCCGACAAACACCCAAGCCATTAGTAGCCTGCCCAATCAAACCGACTGCCAGCGCGGACTGTTTTAAGGCCCGTGGTTGGCACTCTGGCAGGATCATGCTCGGTGAGCTTAATCACGCCTTTTTCAATATCCTTCAGGCGTGCCGTGGCGTAATCACGCCGCCGAATAAGCTCCTCCGATGGATTCGGGCACAGCTCATACTGCAGCAAATCAATCGCCAAGCCCGGCACCAGGCTTTGCGCAAGCTCTTCACTGGTCACGCTAAACCGGCTGATATAGCCCGTCACCACCGACTGCACATGCACCAGCGACACCTGATACCAGTTCGCAATCGACTCCTGTAACTCAGTCTGTGCTTGGTCTGTCAGTGCCAGCTGCATATCCTGCACAGTGATAAACTGCCCAGGCGTGGCCAGACGCCCGGAGGCGTACTGAACCAGCAGGTTGATGCCCACTTTGTCGATAAATCGCTGGGCGGTCAGCATTACACAACGTCCGTCAGCAGGATGGCCGCTTGTTTGGCGATGATCAGCTCTTTGACCGATTCACCCACCATCACTTCCACACCACCGCGAATACCCGCTGACACATCCCGGTTGCCAGAGATGCGATCGCCATATTGCGCGGTGAGCGCAAAGGTCATCCGGTTATTGTTGGTATTGGCCAGCGGATCGATGTAAGGCAGACTGATGAAGTTGCCCCAAGTGCTGGCAAGCTCCATTTCCTGGCCTTTCTTTTTGGTGTTAACCCGCGCCTGGCCGACATAAATATTCTCCAGCTCAAAGACATCTTTGATGTATTGCCACGGCACCATCCCTGTTTCTGCCACGGAGCCGTTATAGCCTTTAATCAATGACGGATTCATGCGAATTTTGGTGGCGACAAATGAGTTCAACACCATTGAGTTCGGACGCATTAATGGGCGCTCTAACATTTCATTTAGTAGTGCAAAGATATTGCAGTCTGGATCAGTAATTTTTTTCAGACCGTTTGCAGTCAGCGACTGCGTATAACCATAATTTGCTGCTGTGCTGAACAGTTTTGCGACCCGAACTTCACGACCTAATTCAATTAAGTCTGTAATAGATTCCACTGCATGGTTCAGTGGGTTGTAGTTTGCAGGGGCGTTTCTGATATCGTCGCCTGGCACTACATCACTCAGACCCTGATCTGATACAGAGTCTGTCTTTTCTTTAGCACTGAACTCAACTTGGTTGGGTGACGATTTACGACCAACATTCGTATTCACTGTGGTCATTGTTTCTGCCGGATCAAACTCCAGGTACTTAAATTGCATTAAGCCAACCGGTGCCCGAGGGCACACCTGATCTGCAATCATGGCTCGATTACGATAGGCAATAGCAATCGCTGTTTGCTCAGTACTTGGGGTAAATGGTACGCCGTTAGACATCTGTTAAATCCTTATTTCACAATGATATGCGGGTTGACGTACACGATGCCGAATGAGCCGAGCACGCCGCTTTCTTCTGCCACGCCGAGGATCCAGCAAGTGGCATCCTCTGCCAGTGGCGCTTTATTAAATTCCACCGCGCGCCCTTCGGCGTCGGCCACAAGGATGTCACCGGCATCCACCGGCCCGCCGAACTCAACCAACGCTGGGCCTGCCTTTACCACATCAATGCGGCCGTTGGTGGTGGACTCCTGATCAGTCACACCGCAGATGGACTTCGCTGTGGTGTTGGCTTTTTCGACCTGGCGTTCAACCAGCGTGTAAGCCACAATCCGGCCCTTGGTGATGGGCAGGCCAATTTCATAGTTACGGATAGGGTTCATCGTTAAACCTTTTGTTGCTGTTTGATATGTTCCATGGCACCGCTGATAGTGATGCTAATGCCTTGGGCTTTTTGGGACTGCTGGTAATCGCTGGCAAGCTTCGCCATGGCGGGCGCGTCCAGTTCTACCGGTGTTTTTTTATCGAAAGGTTGGGTCAGGGTGGTTTGCTCGGGTAATGACTTTAAAAAGTCTTTAAACCAGGCAGCTTGATTGCTTTGCTGCGTGCTGCCATCTGCAGCGGCAAAATCAAAAGTGGCATCCTGGCTGCTCAGAGCCGCCAGAAAATCGGCAACGCCGTCTGTTTTGGTTAAACGTGGCGCTGTGCCGCTGTTAAGCTCTGCGACAAATTGCTGGGCTTCAGTCAGGGCCGCTGCAAACGACAGTGTTTTACTTGCCTGGCGTAGCTGCTCCAGCTCTGTCCGGGCGGCTTGTAATTCGACATCTTTGGCACTAAGGGCGGCATTAAACTCGGTCTGGCTGGCCGCTGAGCGCTCTTTCCACATTTCTTCTGCAGCAACAGCAGCCTGACCAGCTAAGCCGTCAATCTGCCAATCTGGCAGCATGTTGTCTGCTGCCTCAGCACCATGGCGCTCAATAAAAAACGATTTCAGCTTGCGAAACAGCGTCACCACAGCATTGCTGGTATCCACGGTCAGCGATTTGATTTGGTCATCGAGCGCAAACTCAAAGCTCACGGCTTCAGCTTCTGCCGCATTAAACTGCCACTGCATGCCACCCACTGCAGGCGGTTTCGCACCCAAAAAGCCAATATGACCCAGCTCATAGCCGTTGGCAGTTTTAACCAAACGCACAGAGCGGTTAGGAAAGCGTCTTGATTCGACGGCATCGGCAAAATCAACTGCCACGTCATCAGCGCGGGCAAATAGCTTGTCGCCTTCGATTTTAAGCTCTGCAGCCCAGCCCCATGCCGGGTCGTTTTGGTCAGGATGGCCAATCACCAGCGGGGCGGTTTTGGGTTTGAAGTTGCTAACGACAGATTGCAAATCAGCCGCGCTAAACTCAGCATCTTTGCCTTTGCTGTCTGTGTGTTTACCAGCTCGAAAGATTTCGAACCAGTCGAATTTGGTATTTTTGGGTTTGGTTTTGGAAGACATTGCTAGCCCCAGTTGTTTGACTGGGGTTAGCATGCTTTGGTTTGCGGATATCGTTAGACGGAAATTACTTTACAGTGATGCGTTATTTCTGTTTCGGTTTGTAATCACCCAAGCCTAGCAATGAATTATTCCCTAAAGAGGTAAAAGAACTTTGAAAGCCATGTACAGGGTAAGATTGTTTAATTAATTTTTCTTGAAGGGTGTTTATTTCTTTTTTGAGTGATTCGTTCTCTGCTTTCAACTGATGCAAACTGCCATTTTTTGAATTGTGTAGGTAAGCGATGATCGATTGTATAACCTTGGTTTTTAGCTCTATAGCGTTAGAGAAGTATTGTTTATTTACGTGATCAAATTCAGACTTAAATGAACGGAATAATGCCTCTTTGAGCGGATTCTGAGATTTTTCGTTTTGGTCGTAGGTTGTATCTTTGATAAAAGTAAGGATGGTCTTTTGTTTATCTCTTGCTAACAGATATTCCCATTTCGTCACGCTGCAGGTATCTCTATTCTTTGCAATAAACCTTGTCTCGTTTAATAGCGCGCCATATCTTGAACCGAAGATCAGAATTACCAAATCACTTTTTGTAATTCCTTGAGCAATGACTTTTTGAGGTGAGTCACCGCTTGAAGGCATCGCATCTAATGCTAAAACGTCAATGCCAAACTCACGAAATAAATTTGAAAGCGCATCACGTTCATCTCTCAAATCTAAAAAAGTAGAGCTAATGAAAACTTTTAATTTTTCCATGTTTTATCCCATAAACCCAAAAACCTGAATGATTTCTTGTGGCGCTCTGCCAGTCATCACTAAGAACTTGCGCCAAACGCCATAAGGTACGGTTTTAGAACCATCTTTAAACGCACGAACCCGTCTATCACCAGACAGGCCCAGCAGTTTCGCTAACTTACCATCCGTGCCGTATTCAGGGTATGCCTTTTGAAAATGCCGGAAATAAGCGCCCACAACATCCTGGTGCGGCGGTTCATAGCCCTGGTCTTCGGTTAGCAAATGTTTATTGCTGTATGCCCGTTCATCTATTTCCGTCTGCCCTGGTAAGGTTGGGGCCAGTAAATTCTGCTGCAGCTGTGCGATAGCCGCCTCAGTGCTTTGGATGTAAACAAAGCGCTGTTGGTCAGCAATGCAAGGTAAATCTATTTTAATGTCCATTTAAACCTCGTTTAATTTAAAGAGGTTGGGGCTTTCGCCCCAACCTTACCTCGGTGACAGTCGGATGTTCCGAACGTCTGACACCTTGATGTTCACCAGGCTCAGTGAACCGTTGGCCAGTGGCTCCCAGACTTTCTGACTATGCACATGCATCATGCAGTAGTAGAGGTAATCCGGCAGCAGGATTTCGGTTTTTACAACCTTTATCCCGATATGTTCAGGGTTGTAATCCCGAACCGGCAAGCCAACAGTTTTTAAAGAGCCTCGGCGTACTATCCAAAAATCCGCATCTTTAAACTGCGTTTTAATGGAACAAACATCAGAAAGTATCATCTCGTTCTCCAAGTGGCAGCTATGGCCCCCTCAAGACGAGTGGCCTTCTGTGTGCCACCGTGGATATCATTATAGGCTCTTTGATCCTAATGTCAATTTATTTTAGGCTCTTTGAGCCGAATTATTTAAACTTTGCAAAGTTGGATTAATTTGTTGGGGTGATAGCGGGTTGGACCTAGTTTAAATGCCGTTTAAACATAGTTTAAATTTGTTTAAATGGGTTTGAGTAATGCCATGGTAGCGGGTCTGTTATAAAACTTAACGCAGAGCCGCTCAGGAGGGATTTTGTAATTGCGCTTTAACGCTAAATTTGAGATTATTTTTTTACAAGAAATTCATTTTAACTAGGATGTTAGATGTATACGCACAAAATATCTTTTCTATATGCTTGTTTACTACTAAGCACCTCTGCCAACGCCAACGACCCACAAAAGATACCTTACCCGAACCAGCTTCCAGTTTACCAAGTGATGGCACTGACTAAGAGTAAGTTGTTTTTAGGCGAGACCCAGTGCTATGCAACTAAAATGGACTTTACTGACAATGTTAGTTCAGCACTACCTACTGGGCTTATTTGTTATGAAACGTCGACAGGGTTTTATGTATATGACGGCAAATCAATAACAACTTTGGCTGGATTAGGTCATCCAATAAGATTTAAAGAAAACATTTATTCCTATCGTGATAAAGATTCTGTCATTACAAACAGCTGGTTGGGAGATATCCGATTAAATGTTGAAAGCTATAGTAAAGTTGCGTCGAAGGATTTCTTTCCCTATCAAATCAAAGCATCTTGCGACACCGATACTCAAATGAGACAAGAAAAAATTGTCGCTGATATGTCAGATAAAAATCTAATATTTAAAGGAGAAGTTGTTGACATTTCCAGGGATAAAAGCACAGGCAAGCCTATTGCTACAGTTTCTATTTCATTAGAAGACCCTAAGTTTAATCTGCCTTCTGAAAAATTTAAGTCAACTTTAATTCTAAATACATACATTGAAGATAATCCAACAGCTTTTGAGTTAGAAAAAGATGATAAAGTAGAAGTTATTGGCAAGGTCTTATCTATAGAAAAAGGATCTGCGCTTGATAATTACAACTGTTTTGTATCTTTTAGCAGTCAGAAGGTGAGTAAAATATAACGCCATCCTTGGCATAAACCACTAAGCCTACTTCTGCAGCTTCAAACCAAATTTTGACGCCCTTGCCAGATAGTAGGCTTGTTGTGGTGTTGACTTAAGTTGAGGGCTATAAGTCAGCATAACGTTTATTTCATTGCGAAAAAACTTTAATGACTGGCCATATTCTCTGGCAATAGCTCTCATGATCATGTGATCTGTAGAACGGCTGATTAAGCGATGGATCATGGTTTCAGTTTTGCCGTTATGCTCTACGCATAACATGCAATCATTTTCAGATTCTCGCAGAACATGGATTACAATCTTCTCAGCCCCGAAACGGTCAATTGCATACCGCAGCATATGAATTAGCAGGTGGTAAGCATCAGCATTCAGTTTGGGGTTAATTTTATCGCACTCCCCAATGCTTACTTCAAGTTCAGGGTGAATACTGAAAATACTGGCTACATGGCTGTTTAACGCAAAGGTCAGGTTGTCGGTATCCCGTAGTCTGGCGTTCATTGCGATTGGTGCAAGGATTTCTTGCAGCTCCTGAGCCTTATAAATGGCATCAGATAATGCCAGATCATTGTTCAGGTTTAATTTGTGAGAGATATCGAGCGACATATCACAGGCTTTACGTACCTCATCAGCATGCAACTGATAGCGTGACAAACGAACAAACTCAGCATTTGCAATCGATTTAGCTTTCATTAATGACCAAATAAACCACCAAGATAAAATCAAAACAGGTGCAAGTAGGATCCACAACCAACTAATACTGTTCTTTACCTCTATGTGCCAGCCATTCACTTGAATTGACCGATTGGGGGTTAATATGACTTGATGGTTGTAGATTGAGTATTCTTTACCCTCAAGAAAAACAGTGCCATCTTTCATATCGAAATGCAGGGCTATAGCTTCACCTGAGTTAATGCTTAACTTTTTATCTATGATTGCCCTTTGGTTAAATACTACATATTGCAAAATTGGATTAGAAATCAACGCGCGCTCTTCTAGCAACCAAACCCCATGAGGGTTGCTGTAATAAATACCATTATTTGTTACTGTACTTGACCGCCCTGTAACGCTTGCAGATATTTGCTTACAAGACGAAACAGCGACATCTAATCTACAAATGCCTTCTCGCCCAATAACATAAATCAACTGATTGTGAACAAAAAATCTGTTCGGAAGTGATTGAATAGAATCAACTTTTTTCATGTTTCCATCTAAGTCAATTTCAAAAATACCATGGTTATAACTTAATGCGTAGATTCTATCTTTAATTACGATCACATCTTCCCAGATAGCCTGTTTAAGGCTTGCAACTTTTTTAAGTTGGTCTTCTAATGTGAAAATATGGCTATCTGTTAAAACAAAAAGCTTTCCCTGTTCACTTTTCAAGTTCAGTACTTCTTGCCCTTTTAAATCTTCTATAAGTAGCGGGGTTAGAGATCCTTGGTTTAACTTATAAATGCTCTGCTCAAAGGCTATAATGGTATCTTCTTGGTGCCGCTCTATGTCAGAGACAAAACCTTTCTTGATAAACTGGCCATCCGGTAAAATCGCCCCCTTATTTGTTCCAATAGTGAAGTTAACGCCATCTCTAGTTTCGAATGCTGTAATGTGCTGATCACTCTTTAAAACTAATTCACCCGTTGTTACTGAATAAATCCCACCTACACCCGATGCAAACACTCCGGCGGAACTCTGAAATATAAAAGGTTCGACAGCTGCAGAAGTAACCAAAGATTTTGACTGAATATCGAATATTGAAATTTTTTTGTTCAGAGTCAGCGTTGTTCCATCAAATAGTACTGGGCCAGAAGGGCTATCGTAAAAAAATGCAGCAGGCTTATCGATACTATCTAGTTGATGAAAGTTTATCAGGCTAAATTTCTTCCAAATACCACTACTGCGAACCCAAACGGCATCCTCTTGCGAACTCATCTCAATTTTTGAAACGTTCTCAGGAAGGTTGAATTTGTGCCATTGGTTTGTTGTACGGCTAAAAACATGCATGAATTCAGTATCAGTCATAACCATATATAACGGATTAGAAAGCAAGCTTTTAAATTGACCTTGCTTGACAACACGCGACACTGTATTCATTAATGCGTAAAGACCACCTTGCGCTAACGCAAAAACCTCGCGGTCGACTTGAGTGATTGCAATGATTGGGAATTCAAATATTTTTGTTTTTGCTTCAGTGCCATCTTTCGGAATAGCCCATAAATCATCACCTGTATCAACGTAATAATACTTGTCGGCCACAGCAAATCTGCTTACCCATCCTGGATATACTTTTTTTACGCTGTAATTGGTTAAATTAAGCTGCCATAAGCCAAATCCCCCCGCATACAATTGATTCTGATCTTGGCTAATTTCAACTTGGCGCAAACGACCTAGATCAATTCCAGAATCTTTTAGCTTAAACAAATTACCGTCAGATAATTTCAAGAGGCCAAGGTGGCTTGCGAAATATATGTCTTGTTGATGCTGAACAGCATCGGCAATTGGCACACTGATAGGTATTTCAACATTTTGTCTGGTTGTGGCATTTAGGCATGCAGATGCAAACAGCGCACAGACAATGAATAAGAGCTTTTCCATACATTCCCTTCAACTAGGGCACTTGAAGTGCCCTCTATTTCCTACTCTCTAAAACTTCGGATGCTCGATCGCACCACATGTACCACTGACCTCAGTTAAATCGACTGCTTGAGCTTTGGCTTCTATTTTTGCTTCGCTTATCGAATTAGCATTCAACTCGAGTTGCCCATTTTTCTTATCGAGCGTTTTAACTAAATATGATTTACCTATTGGAGGACGAACCAAGATGAATGTTGGCAAACGAGGGTCGGTTGATTTTGCCTTTTTATTCCATTTATCCATTATCGCCTTACCAGCCGCTGGGCCATAAAGTGCTTCATAGGCTGTAGCCAAAATTTCAGCACCTTGACGACTGGTTACGATCATCGCGGTCTTGTCGTAATAGCTCCCACAATCAAAGCTCATATCAACAGTTAAATTAGAATTATCCGGCAGTTTAAGATTGACCGTCATATGTTCTATTTTTGCTCTGTTTTCGGCCATAACAGAAGTCGTACAAAATAAAGTTAAAGCTATAAGCAATCCATTTTTCATCATAAACCCTTTCTATTTGTGCATTTATGCACTGTTAATAGTTAGGATTGAGCGACATGCCAAATCTACGGCAGCTTCATTGCCTTGGGTTGTAATTGCTAGTTCCATCAGGATTTTTGCTAATTCAATCCTTAGACTGGCAATTTTTTTATCGCCCAAATCCCTCTTCTTAATTTCTGCACTAGTTAGATATTTCTCAGAGACCCTTACCACAATGGCTACATATCGGATCATCAGCTCAATAGTCAAACACTCAGCTGACTGAGATTTTCCAGACTCTTTCAGGCATAGCAATTCATCCATTGACCAACCATTAATTTCCGCCAATTCAATTAATTGACGATATGGCAGTTCGCCGTTTGTTTCCTGTCTGAGCAAAGTGCTTGGAGCTAAGCCAAGTAATCGAGCCAGTTCAGATTTGCTTTTTACGTTTAAACGTTTCTGCAGCTCTTCCAGGACACGAGATGACCTAACGCTATCAACTTTATCTTTTTGCAAAATCATTGGCAATGCCTTTACGCAAATATAATTGCTAATATGCAACGTTTAATTGTTGACATTTGCAAATGTGCAAATGTATATTGCATCCACGCAATCAAACCTAACGCTGCAAACTGTTTATAAAACATATTTCAAAAGGATGTTACCACATGACGAAGCCCAATTTAACTGGCGAGCAAATCAAACTGAAATTACAGGAGTCCGATACGACTATCAGTGATATCGCCTCTGTTCTTGGTTGCTCACACAGCCATATAAGTAACGTAATGCATCGCAGAAGCTACTCAATCAAAGTAGCCAAAGCGATATGCACGCTCATCAAACTTCCTCTCGAACAAGTCTTTGGGGATGTCGAATCTTACTTCAGCATAAAACCGACGCGTGATAAGCGTCGAGCTGAGATAGAACACAAGCTTAGAGAATATCAAGTGTTGCAATAACACTAATTGCTTTTGCGTTTTTGCAATAGGATTTTTGTTTAGTAATTTTTACCAGCACTTTGGCGGGATTTTCAAATGGATGAATTAATTAAAAGTTTACAAGCAAGTGTTTTCAATTCCGAAACTCCACAGCAGATGGATGTTTACCATGTTTTTTTAGCTGAGTGCAGCAAGCTAATGCGGACTTCAGGCATGAGCCGACCATTAATTGCAGATCGGATGAATGATGCGATTGGCGGCGAAAATGTTGTTTCAGCCAACAAATTAAATAAATGGTTCAGCCCAGGTACTGATCAATTTATGCCAGTTCATTTGTTGCCAGCATTTTGCTGGGCGGTTCGTAGCATTGAGCCTGTCAATTTACTGCTTCAACCCCTCGCATTTAAAGCTGTTGATCAGCGTGGACAGCTTTTTCAGCAATATGCCGAACTCTCAATTGATGCGGCTGATAAATCTAAAGCAGCTGAAAAGATGGCAGCTGAACTTATCCGTTTAATTCGGCCGGAGTAAGTGAGCATGGCTAAGCCCCCAGTAATCCTTGATAACGATACCTCTATGCCAATTGAGCGGCTGGAAGCTCTGGCTAATCAAGTTCAGCTGATTTTTCCAGATTCTGCTGAAGAAGCTATGGAAGAAGTCGTTCGCCTAGAAGAGAAAAAGCAGCTGGCTTCATTAAAGCAAGGACTGTTGTTGCTGCAGGTTAAAAGCCAGTGTTCTCACGGCGAATTCGAGAGACGATTAATCGAATCAGGTTTGAGTCTAAGAATTGCTAGAGATTGTTTGTCTATAGCCAAAATGTTTTTAGCGCTACCTCCTTCAAAAGTGACGGCGCCGTCACTTTTGGGTATGACTCACACTTGTCTGCGTGAGATGTCAAAACTCCCAATTCAGATTTTAGATAAGCTGGACGACGAAGCCTTAGAAGGCTTATCCGAACTCAGCAGCCGCGAACTGGCCAAAGAAGTAAAGCGCCTGCGCGTGGAAAAGTCCGAGGCCGAAGAGCGTGCAGCGGCTGCAATCAATCAGATGAACCTGGCGCAGTTGACTAAAAGCACCGACGTGCAGGGCTGGCCAAAGTTGATTGGCACCATTCGCCAAAACGCATTGGGCCAAAGCTCTGTTGCCAGTGAGTTTGTCGAAAAAGCGTTTGTTGATGTTAACGAGCTGATTAATGCCCGCCAGTTTACCCCTGAACAACGTTTAGCCGCCGCGCAAACGGTGTGGCATAGCTGGATGTCCGTTGAAATGCGGTTAAACCAAATGCTGCAAAATCTGTTTGCTGAGTTCAATAGCAACTTGGCTGGCGCTGAGCATTTACCTGCGTTTAGCCACCAGGAATGGCAAAACGCCATCGCCAACCGTGAATACATGCTTGCCATGTATGAAATGCAGCGGGGGTTCAAATAATGCACCCAGCCGTTGCACGTTTCGCTCAATTACCGGCGCTGTCAAACTCGGCTGCAGATACCGGTTTTGCTACAGCGTCAGACAAATCACGCCGCACAGCACAAGCGCGCTATGCCATCGTGAGTGATATCAATCAACGTGGTGGCAAAGTGGATATCGCCATCTCTGCACTGCAAGCTGAAATTACAGCCGGTTCTGCCAGTCTGGCCGTCGTCCAAGCGCTGGCTCACCTGGGCAAATTGCCGGGCCGCTCTACGCTGTATAACTGGTTTAACCAATACAAATCAGATGGCATGGATGGATTGGTGCCAGGCTACAAAGGAAAAGCGCGCACAGTACATCTGTGGGAAGCCAAAGCGCTTGAGCTGTATCACAGCCCCAATAAACCCTCTATTGAAATGGTGGCAGATCACCTGGTGAGGCTTGGCTTTTCAACCGCTACAGCTGCCCGTGTCCGCGCCTTTATTAACTCAATGCCGCATGAGCTTGGGCCAGACAGCATGTATCGCATGAGTGCAAAGCTGTATCGCGAAAAGCACAAAGACCATCGGATCCGACACACTGACCAAATACCGGCTGGCTTTATGTACAACGCCGACGGCCATTCACTGGATGTGTATCTGGCGCACCCTAACACCGGCAAGCCGTGGCGCGCTGAACTCACTGCCTTTATGGATGTTCGCAGTCGCGTCATTGTCGGCTGGGAAATCTCTGAAGCCGAAAGTGCTATCAGCACTTTAACGGCACTTAGCCGCGCTATGGCCACCCATGACCACGTGCCAGCCATGTTGTATCTGGATAACGGCTCTGGCTACAAGTCGGCCATGATGAACGATGACACGGCAGGCTTTTATGCACAGTTCAACATCGAGCCATTGTTTGCCATTCCAGGGAACGCACGCGCCAAGTGGATTGAGCGGTTTTTCTTAACCATGGAAGACCGTCTGGGCAAAACATTTATCAGCTACTGCGGCCGTGACCATGACGAACGCCACAAGGCCGAAGTGCTCCGCCGTGCCAAATCCGGCGAAATCCAGCTGCCAAGTCTGGACGAATGGATCGCGGGCTTTAAAGAGTTCCTGGACTGGTATCACCACCAGCCGCACCCGGAAGTCGCTGGCAAAACCCGCTGGGACGTCTGGCAAGAGCTGGAACGAGTGCCGGTTGGGATGGCTGATTATCAAATCAGACCACGCGCCAAGGTCCACGTGCTGCGCGGCCGTGTACGGCTGCACAAACGCGATTACAGCGCGGACTATCTGCATCAGTTCAACGGTGACGAGTTGCTGGCTGAATACGACCTGCACAACGACAGCCACATTGCGCTGCTGCGCCTGGACGGCAGTTTTTTAATGCTGGCTGAGCTGAAAGCCAAGGTGTCTGCCATTCCTACCAGCCGCATTGAAGAAGCGCAGCAAAATCGTCTGGTGGGTCAGGAAAAACGCCTGCAACGCAAAATTTCGGAAGTGCGCCACCGCGCTGCTTTGGGCCAAACCATTGATATGCAGCAACTGACAGAACTCAGCGCAGACATACCCGCGCTGGACAAAGTGGCACCGCTGCAATTACCGCTGGATGACCATTCCCCGCTGATGGCAGACCTGCTGCAGCTGCATCCAAGCCAATCAGAGAATTTATTAGACCAGTTACTGGAGCAACGTTATGTATAACACCAAGCACACACCATTTCGCTATAACGCCACCCAACGCAAGATGGCCCAAAAACTGCGCGAAGCGATTGAAGCGCGTGAAATGAAGCCGCTGGATTACTGCAAAACCGTGAGCATGGAATTGGTGGATTTAGTGCTGAATGAACGAAGCGCTGACAACCCAACGGAAGTGCTGGACGAACTTTGGAAGATTATTTTTGGCGATCTGAAAATGTCTGAGCTGGAAGCTGCAGACAAATTCACTGACAAATATTCAGCCGAAGACATAGAGCTTTCACGCAAAATCCTGCAACGCCTGGATGCGCCAGAGCTGAGATTAAGCGGGGTAACTGCCGGTTACGTGGCGAAAAAGCTGGGCAAAACAGCTGGTTGGTTCAGCCAGATTGTGAATGGCAAATACAACGCGGATCCATCTGCCCATTTGCGGGCTATTTGGGCCGCAATTGAGCCAGCCCAGATTGCTGAGCAAACCTCAACCACCCAAGCAGCTGCTGAAGAAACAGCGACATCGACGCGGCAAAAAGTGCTTTCGCAGCTGAATCTGCGCTATGGCGATGTGCCATTTGTGCAAACCAGTATGTCTGAACTGATTGATTACACCTGTGCTCATGCCAGACGTGCACGCCGCTTTTCGGTATTTGCCGGTGCGCCTGGTCTTGGCAAAACCTACGGCCTCCAGGAGTACATCCGCCAAAACCCGAACACCCTACTGGTTGTTGGCCATGAACAAATGACCGCCAATATCCTGCTGGCAGAGCTGTCCATGATGCTTGGTTTGCCGAAGCTGAAAACAGCCAGCCGCACGATGGACACGATTATTCGAACACTGCATGGCGCTGATCGCATCATCATTTTAGATGAAACCGATAAGTGTAAACCGAACGCCTTAGATCCACTTCGCACCATCAGCGACCGCGCACAAATCGGTGTGGTGCTGATTGGTAACACCAAATTGACTGACCGCCTACAAGCAGAAGAGCGCTACGAACTGATCGCCAGCCGCGTGTGCTTCTGGCCAACGCCGAAGGGTCAGCTTGATAGCGAAGATATTAAACACCTGTTCCAAAGCTTGACCCAGATGTCACTGCCACTGGTCGATGCGGATCCAACCTGGTGGACGTGGCTGCATAAGCGCGTGGAAGGCAACGCCCGGTTGCTGTGTGAAAACTTGCTGCCGCACCTGGTGAGCGTTTGTAGCAGAGACGAAACCAAGCGTGTGGACCGGATGTTGGTCAACTCGATTTTCAAACAAGTGCTGAATAAACCAGCCATTTAAACAACTTTAAACGTCATTTAAACAAGGAAAACAAAATGCCAATTGAGCAATACATCAACCCACAACAGCCGCCAGAAGGCTATATGCAAGACCCAACCGGCAACCTTATTCGCCGTGAAAACGTCAGCGCCGACAAACTCGAAGCCGATGAGATTGTGCGCAAATACATCCCGCGCGTGGTGGATATTCACCGGCAGCTGGTGACGTTAAAAACCGAACTGACCAATGATATCCCGGCCTTTATCGCCAAGCTCGCCCGTGACCATGGTGTGAAAAAGATGGGCCGCATCAAGGGCAATATCGAGATGAATAGCTTCGACGGCACCCTGAAGTTAAAGCGCTCGATGCAGGACAAAATTCAGGTCAACGCCAATATCGAAGCGGCGCGTCAGTTGTTTATGCAATACCACTCGGCGGTGACGGTGGGCGCAGATGAAGCCACCAAAAAGCTGATTGGCCGCGCCTTTGGCTCAGGTAAAGAAAACAGTATTAGCGTGAGTCGCTTAATCGACATCAAGAACATAGATATCGACCATCCGCTGTGGCGTCAGGCCGTGGAGGCGCTGGAAAGCGCCCTGGAAGTCCACGATACCGCCAGTTACTACCTGTTTTATTACCGGGGCGAAAACGGCGAATACCGCCCAATCACGCTGCAGTTCTCTGCTGTGGAGCTGGACCCGTTTCTGTTTGGAGCGCAGTAGCCATGGCAACACTGACCCCGGAACAAATCAAAGTTGAGCTGGCTGCAGCTCAGCGCCTGAAGGCAACTTACGGCACCAACGCGCCGGATATGACGTTTGAAGACGGCGTGGCCGCCGCACTGCAGTGGATTTTAGGCGAAGGCATTGAGCCGTTAACCGCGCCTTATGTGGGGCGGCAATGACCGACTTTGACGAATATTTCAAAGCAGCAGCACTGGACGACCCATTGCTGCACAGCGTGGTCGCCATGCAAAGCCATGCCAGAGCACTGGCTGAAATGTACAAGATGGAGTGGCAGCCGTTGCTTCCAGGGTATGACGAATTGCTGGCCGGTGTCGCACAGACCTATCAGCTGAATGTCGCGGGATTTGTGGATTTTGTTGAAACAGAGCAGCCGGATTTTGAAGTGCTGAAAACCTATGTTTCGAATAATCGGGATGCGAACGAATGAACACGTTTTTTGTTTGGATTGATATTGAAACTGGCGGGCTTGCTGGCCTGCAAGGTGGCCAGATGGGCTGCAGTTATTACCCGATTTTAGAAGTGGCGGTGATTATTACTGACAGTCAGCTCAACGAAGTGGGCCTGCCGCTCTGGATCACCATCCACCACGATGATGAGGTCATTGGCCGCTGCCACGAGTGGGCGCTGGATACACACGCAAAATCCGGCCTGTTAGACCGTTGCCGTGCAAGCAGTATCAGCCTAGCGCAAGCGGAAGAGCTGATCCTGTGCCGCCTGAAAAACAATGGCGTGGCTGCGTATGACCGCAAAGCCAAAACCGGCGGGGTTATGGCGGGTAATAGCATCATCCTGGATCGAATGTTTATCAGTGCGCAAATGCCGTCACTGAACGCCTATTTGCACTACCGCCAGTTTGATGCCTCGGCTGTCGCCCTAGCGGCACGCTACTGGGCACCCAAGCTTGCAACAGCAGCGCTGGAGCATAAAACCTACAGCCACGAAGCGCTTGCAGATATCCGCGAAAGTATTGCTGAAGCGCGCGTGTATATGAATTTTTTACAACTCAACTCAAACCAATAAGTAAGGAAAGAACCATGAACAAACAGCAAATTATCGAAGCCGTGACTGAAAAAATGAAAATTACCCATGACCGCGCAGTCAGCAAAGCAGACGTGACCGCGCTGCTGGATAGCCTGACCAGTGTGGTTACGGATGCAATTGCCCGTGGCGACGAACCCATGCTGACTGGCCTTGGCAAGTTCAAGCTGCAGGTTAAAGCCGCACGCAATGGGCGCAACCCGCAGACCGGTGAGAGCCTGACTATTGCCGCCAAAAATGCGGTGAAGTTTGTGCCAGCCAAGCAGCTGCTGGACCAACTCAATAAGTAAGAAGCGAAACGCAGCCGGTTCGCCGGTTGCGTCTGCCAGACGTCGTGGTCTGGTACTGATGAGCAGCGAAGGAGATAGGAATTGTCAGAACGTATTTTGCAAAAAATCAAAAAATTAATGGCACTGGGCAAAAGTGCCAATCAACACGAGGCGGCCAACGCACTGCGCATGGCTCAAAAAATGATGGCAGAGCACAACCTGACCATGACTGACATTGAGCTGCAGGAAATGGGCAGCGAAACGGTCACGGACATTAACAGTAGCCAGAAACCGCCGCAGTGGGCAGTGTCATTAATCACTTTGGTCAACAGTACCTTTGGTGTGTTTTCAGTGCGGATATTTGGTTTTAAGCGCGTAAAAATTCAATTCAACGGACCGATTGATCGAGTCCAATTAGCTGGTTATTGCTATTCAGTGCTGAGTCGATTGCTGGTGAAGGCCCGCCGTGACTATCAAGCCGGTTTAAATAAGCGGCTGAAGCGGGCAACAACGGTTAATCGGGCAGATTTGTACTGCGAAGGTTGGATCCGTGGGGTGGCCAGTAATTTGCGTTCGTGGGCGCTAAGCCCCGAGGAAGCGAAGCTGATAAAGCTGTTCCGTGACAAACAGCATGGAGAACTGCCGCAGTTGGAAGGCCGCGACAGCAAAGATGTAAAGCGCGACAAGAACGCCCGCTGGGACGGCATCCAAGACGGCCGCCAGGTGAAGATCAATCAAGGGCTGGACGGCAATCACAGCGACCGGATCGGCCACTTTTAAGGACGAATCATGAACCTTTGGGAATGGATTTTCTTATTCGTGATTGTCGCAGCAGCGGCCATCAAATTAGTACATAGCGGGAGCAGCGAATGATTACCAAGGCGCAGTGGGACCAAATTTCCCACTTTATGAAAGGCTTGTATAACACGATCGAGTTCGAACTGGATGGACGCAACATTAAAGTGACCAAAGCGTTTGTCAGTGAAAATAAAGTCGCTTACGTCGTTTACATCGACAATCAACTGGCCCCAGGCATGGGTTTTCAAAACATGAAGAACTTTGACCCGTTCACTGAAAAGGTATGGCGTCGAAGAAGCAAAGCTGTTTATTCGGTTGCGCGTGTCAAAGAGATTGAAAAGGCGTTTGGCAAGCGCGATGCCAAGAAACACTTTCCGAATTTACACAAGTCAAACGTCTGGTTTGACCCTTGTTTTACCACAGCATCAAGCGTCGTTAGTCAGTTTAAGAAAAACCCGAACCTGGTTCTGAAAACAAATTTAATGGAGATATCACATGCTGCATAACGTCTTGGAAGCTGTTGAATCAAAAAACGCAATTAAAGCCATCTTGGCACATCAGAACCAAGCGTTTCGCTTAGCCAGTGGCGCTGTATTGCAACCTGGCACGCCGGAGCATCAGGGCTTTGTCGAAGGGTTAAAAGTAGCTGCGATGATCGTCGGTGCGGAGCCAATTCAATGAACAACACCGCAAACAAATCAGCCAATAGCAAAGCGCATTTGATTAAGTTACTGCATGTGGCAAAAACCAAGCTGCAGATGGACGATGACAGCTACCGCGCCAATCTGGCTGCGGTCAGCAACGGTAAAACCAGCAGTAAAGAATTGACTATTCTGCAGTTGGAGGCGGCGCTGAGCCGCTTTCAGCAGCTGGGTTTTAAACCGCTGGCCACCGGCAAAAAGCGCCTGAGTCCATCGAGCAAGGACCAGCCAGACGAGCGCAGTGTCATTCGCGCTCTGTGGATATTTATGGCCGAGCAGCGTTTTATCCGCGACAGCAGCGAAACGGCCTTCAATAGCTATATCAAACGGATGACAGCGCAAAAGAACGGTGGCCAAGGTATTGCAGAATGCACGTGGCTGCGCGATGAAGATGCCGCTTATGTGGTGAACACGCTCAAGCTATGGGCCAAACGTGAAATGATTAAAGCGCTGGGTAAAACCGGTGAGTTACTACGCCACAAGCCCTACCTGCAGGTGTTGAAAATATACTTAAAACAGAAGGAGGCCGATGTTGGACATTGATTTAAAATCACTGCCACACGGCCTGCGGGCCGTCTTTGAACATATGGACTTTGATTACGCCATGCGCGTATTGCAGGAGTATCAAGGTCAGATGTTTTTTGTGCCCGAGAACCCAAACGAAACCCACGTTGTTGTGCAAGTGTTTGGCCAGTCAATGGCTGACTATTTGGCCGAGCGGATGCCCAAAGCGCACTGGCAGGTGCCTATGGTCAGCAAGGTGCTGAAACAGGTGCGCAACCAGCGCATCTGCCGCGCACTGGATAATCGCACCCACAACATCCAGCAACTGGTTCGGAAGTACAAACTGACACGCCAGCAAATCACCACCATTTATCGCGAACATCGCGCCGCAGAGCCTCAGCTGGGCTTGTTCTGATAGCCCAGCGCTTTCCCTTATTCCGCGTTTCGTAAAACACTTTACAGCGTAAGAAAAATCACAGACCTGATCTAATGGTGTCGCCACTTTATAAAGGACGCGCGACATGATCACAAACCCAATTCAGTGCCCATTGGCACCGTCATTTCACTGGCATGAGTTAGTGCCAGAAAGTTATTACCGCAAGTTTGAAAAGACCCCTGAAAAATTCCTAAACCTGTTCGATGACCGGGCACTGAAAACCCTTCAGGCGCTACGTGAAGAGTTTGGACCTGCCACAGTCAACAACTGGGCTGTTGGTGGTTCGAATCAGTACCGGGGCTGGCGTCCGTTTAATTGCACGGTGGGTGCTATCCACAGCCAGCATAAATTCGGCCGCGCTTTTGACGTCAACTTCAAGCACACGACAGCTGAGCAAGCCCGCAAGTTTATCCTGGCCAATCCGCATCGTTTTCCATACCTGACCCGCATCGAGCGGGACGTCAGCTGGCTGCATTTTGATGTAGCGACCACCAATTCAGCTGAAGTGAAGGTGATTGCGCCATGACGCCAGAACAAGAGCACAAATTATTCCATAGCGTGGGTTCCATTGAAGCAACCCAGCAAGCCATTTTGGAAGCATTACGCGCCCAACAGACGGCCATTCGTGAATCTGCAGCAACTGTGAATGAGCGGTTGGACCGATTAGAAAACGATATTGACCGGCGTTTTGTTGAAATCAACAACCGCGTCAGTGCTGCCGAGTTATCGCAGCAGAACCAGGCCAATGAGCTGTCCAATCTGAAAGTGAAAATGGCTGCCTATGGCGGAGCCGCCGGACTTATCACAATGCTGGTGGCGGAGCTGGTCAAAGGAGCACTGAAGTAATGGCGCACGCATCAGACATTAAAGACCGGGTGCGCGATGCCTATGTCAATAGCCTGCTGGCGCTGTCTGTTGCTGCGGCCAGCCATGGCGTCCCGGAAGGCACTGCGCGGCGCTGGAAAGCGGAAGCAAGCAGCCAAGGGGATGACTGGGATTTGGCGCGCACAGCAGCAAGACGGGCCAAAGGTCCGGTGGGTGAGTTCACTGTGGATTTTGTGGAAGAGTTCAGCCTGCAGGTTGCTGCAACGTTTGAGCTTTTAAAATCGCAAGGCGAAAGTTTAAGCCTAGAGCAGCGCACCAAAACCCTGTCCAGCCTCACTGACATGATGTCCAAAGTGATGAAGGCCAGCGGCGGTAATACCAATATTGCACGTCGTACCGTTGCCGCTGAAGTCATTAAAAAACTGGCCGAATTTGTCAGCAAACGCTTTCCGGCATTTGCGCCGGAGTTTGTTGAAATCCTGCAAGCCTTTGGTCCGGTGATTGACCGTGAGATGTCAGAAAATGGCTGATATCAACAGTAAAGACTTTCTGGAAGAACTCGACAAAATCGCTGCCATGTTGCGGCGAGATATCGAGGCCAAAGCACGAAAAATGGACCCCTCGCCAGAAGCTATCCGGGCACGCCGCAAACGGGTGCTGTCCGGTGATTTTCAGTTTTTTGTGTATACCTATTTTCCGCATCACATGTGGCTGGACGCGGGCGCAAGCCCGTCTGAGTTCCAACAATACTTTATGGATTGGCTACCCAAAGCGCTGTTACTCAACAGTGGCTGGAAGCATTGGTATGTAGCCCCCAGGGGCGAAGCCAAATCGACTTTGGGCTGTAAATTAGCGCCGGTGTATGTCGCGGTATTGGCATTGTTAAATGATGAAGCTGTGTGCAAGGAAACGGGATTAAAACCGCTGCCATTGCCCATTGATTACGTCATTTTATTTGGCGCAGAAGCCAAGATGCCCGCCAAAACGCTGGAAGTGGTGAAAACCGAATTGCTGAGCAACAGCAACCTGTCACTGGATTTTCCAGAACTATGCCAGCCGTCCAACCATTGGAAGATTGGTGAATTCACCACGGCGCAAGGCGTCCGGTTTGAAAGCCGGGGCGCGGATCAAGCGGTACGGGGTGCATTCCATGGTGCCAGCCGCCCTAAGCTGTTGCTATCCGATGACATCATTACGGACTCGGAAGCCAAGTCACCCACAGAACGTGAATCGCGCTGGCGCTTTTTGGAAGCGTCGGTGCAATACCTGGGGCCACCAGATGGCTCTGTGAAGTTTCTGGGCGTCAACACGGTTCTAAACAACGACGACCCGATTAGTCGTGCCGAAAATGCGCCTGGTCATATCGTGCATAGGTTTAAAGCCATCAAAACCTTCCCGCGCGATATGGATCGCTGGTCCGAATGCCGTGAGCTAATGATTTATGCCGACAAAGAAGCCGAAAAAGCTGCGGCAGCAGGCGGTGGAGCCTTAGCGAAAGAAGATCGTCCTTCGTTTAAGTTTTGGCTCAAACATCAAAAGAGCATGGCTGCAGGCGCTGAAACCAGCTGGCCAAGCGTGCGCAGCCTTTACGATTTAATGGCCATGTGGGCCAGTAACCCGCGTGAGTTTAACCGTGAGATGCAAGGCATTGCCAAAGGCGATGATGAGCAGATTTTTTATCGCTATGAAATTTGGGTGAACCGGCTTGCCGACTGGCTACCGTATGGCGCTTGTGACCCCTCCATGGGTAAAACCACTACCGCTGACCCCAGCGCTATTGTCGCCGGATTCTGGTCGCGCGAGCTGAAAAAACTGCATATCGAATATGAAAGCCGCAAGGTTCGCGGTGCCAGCCTGCTGTTAAAAGACATCATCAAAGTGCAGAAGGAATTCGGCTGCCTAGTGTGGGGCTTCGAGAACAACAACGCCTTTGACTATATGCGCAGCGACTTTAAAAAGCGCGGCCTGGATGAAAAAGTGGCGCTGCCGCTTAGGGGGGTTACATCACTTATTAGCCAGGAAGAACGCATCGCTGCGCTTGAACCATTCGTGACCGATATGCCTGCGCAAATCGCCTTTCATGAGAAGTGCACTTTGCTCAAAGGCGAGTTGGAAGACTGGCCACAAAAGCAACCTGGACATCACTTCGACTTGCTGTGTGCGGCTTCCATCCTTTGGATGATTGCCAGTACTGGCATGGGCGGGATGCCAAAGGTGGGTAGCAAAAAAGTACAACGGTCCATTCAGGGTTACTCATCATGAGAAAACAAAAATATTACCGACAGCCTCAGCCTGCCGCCAAAAAAACTGCAGATAACCTGCAAACGATATTTAGTCGGGTGGCAACGGATCCGCAAACCTGGGCCTACCTGCGGGAGCTGCCAAACCCGGATCCTATCTTAAGAAAAGCCGGTAAAAACTCCGATATTTACCATGCCATCAGCCGTGATGCCCATGTGATTGGTGAGCTGCGAACCATGCGCGCTGGCTTGCTGGCCTTTCAGACGGAACTGGTGCCAGGTGGCAGTGATAAAGCATCTATGGATAGCTTTGAAGCCGCCAAAAAGCTGTTTAACCGGCCACCCAGCACCAATACGCGCTGGCAGGACTTTGACTGGCATCTGTATAGCGCGATTTTATACGGCTTTTCGTCCGTGCATTTAGTCCCGTTCATCAAAACAGATGACCGCTGGATGCCGCAATCTATTGAAGCTTGGGAAACACGCCGGTTTGTGTTTGACCCGGAGCATAACCTGCTGCTGAAAACCAAAGAAGCGCCACACGGCATTGAGCTGGATCCGCGCCGTTTTTTCTGTGTTCGACACATGCCAAGTCCAGATAACGCCTATGGCGTAGCGCTGCTGTCTAGCTGTTTTTGGCCATGGACGTTTAAACACGGTGGCTTTCAGTTTTTTGTCCAGCTCTGTGAGCGTTTTGGCGTGCCATTTCCAATTGGTAAATATCCGGAAGGCTCAGAGCAGAAGGACATTGATGATTTATTGGAAGGTCTGTCACGACTTATTACTGATGGAATAGCAGCTATTCCAGAGAATTCAAAAGTTGAAATCTTGGAGCGCAAAGGCGGCGGCGAACCGGTGCAGGCGCAGCTGATTGACCTGTGTAACCGCGAGATGTCCAAAGCGCTGACCAGCCAAACGCTGGCCACAGAGCAAAACGGCCAAGGTGCCCGCGCAGCCAGCGATACCCACGCCAGACGCGCCAGTGAAAACCAACGGGCCGATCGCGCCTTGGTGGTCGATGGCCGCAACCAAATCCTGCAAATTCTGCATGAAATCAACTTCAACGGCGGTGAGCCGCCGAAGTGGATTTTTAAAGACCGCCGCGAAGTGAATTCTGAAACCGTGAGCCGGGTTCGTGAAACCGGCCGTCTGGTGCCAGTCAGCAAGGAATGGGCCTACAACGAGCTGGGTGTACCAGTGCCCAAGGATGGCGAAGATCTGCTGGAAGTGGTCGATGACGGCAAAGGGATTGCCACACCGGCCAAAGTGGATTTTTCGGCAAAGGATGACGAATTAAGCGGTTTTGATAGCGCTACTGATGCACAAGTGGCAGCCATTTTTCAGTTTGCTAAAAGCGCAAAAGACTTGCAAGAGCTGAAGACCCACATCGAACAAGCCATGCCAGGCATCACCGCAAGTGGAATGTCGGATATGACGCGCCAAATGCTGACGCTGGAGTTTTTACAAGGCATGAGTGAGGCCGAAGATGGCGCGTAACTGGGACTGGAGCTACGAATGCGGCCGAAAAAAACGGTTAGATCTGGAAGTGCAAAAACTTAATGGTGAAACCCCATCAGAAGCACTGCCTTTGCATAGCCATGACGCCACCATGCAAGCCTGTTTTGTGTTGGGATGGAATAGCATTCGTCCAGCTGAGATCTACCGCGAAAACTTAACCCGCAAAGGTTTATTAAAAACCAAAGCAAGTAACTTTAAACAACAAGAGGAAAAATGATGGAACCAATAACCATTGCACTCGCTCTGGCCCGACTAACTGGGCTGGATGCGAAATTAGGCCGCTGGATTGGCGGCGATAACGGCGCGGCTATTGCTGAGAAAGTAACGGCTACCGCTCAGGCGATTACTGGCGCTGGAACACCTGAAGCTGCCCTGCAAAAGCTGAAACATGATCAGCAATTACAGGTTGAGTTCAGCCGCGCCGTGATGGCCAACGAAACTGAACTGGAGCGGATGGCCTATCAGGACCGAGCCGATGCAAGGGCGCTACAAAAGGCTGCATTGGAGCAAGGCGACACCTTTTCCAAGCGCTTTATTTACTATCTGACTATCTTTTGGAGCTTTTTTGCGGCTGGTTATGTGACGCTGATCACCTTTACCACCATCCCGGAAACCAGTATCCGCTTTGCCGATACAATTTTGGGCTTTGTGCTGGGCACCATTATCGCCAGCATCATCGCGTTTTTCTTTGGTAGCAGCCACGGCAATGAAAAACGGGGTGATTTGCAGGCAGTTGAGAAGCTGCAGCAAGAAATCTACCGCTTGACCAGTAAGGGTTGAAAATGACTGTTGAATTTGACCCGAAAAGTCAGGATTGCTTCTCTTTTGGTGCTCCAAATGGGCATTGGTTTTCATTGCTGAAAGTGGACGAAATTAGCAGTTTATTGGGTAATCCAGCGCTCACAAACGATCCTCTGGATGTATCTGACGAAACAGCGAAGAGCTTGGCAAACGTGTTACGTGAAAAACAGATGGAATTAGCTATTCCATCCAATCTGGATCTTGGCATGTATATAGAGTTTTTCGACAACTGCCAGGGCTTTACAACGTATTAATTTAAACGGGTTTAAACGGATTTAAACCCAACTTTAAACAGGTTTAAACATGCCATCACCTCAATACAGCACCACCATCATCCCGTTTAAAGAAGCCATCGACTTTTACCTGCAGAAGTTACAAATACCGACTGAAGAATGGCGCGATATGCAGGGCGCTATTCATGCCAAAGTTTTTACTGTGGCTGGCGCTACGAATGCAGCGCTATTAAACGACTTGCACGAGGCTGTAACTGATGCAATTAGCAAAGGTGACACGCTGCAGGACTTTCGCAAGAAGTTTGACGCGACTGTGGCAAAACATGGCTGGTCATACAAAGGCAAGCGCGGCTGGCGAACGAACGTGATTTACCAGAACAACAAAAATACGGCTAATGCCGCTGGCCGCTGGACTCAACAGCAAAGAGTGAAGGGAACAAGACCCTTTCTTTTATATACAACGGCTGGTGATGAAAAAGTACGGACTGATCACAGGCCATGGCATAAATTTTTATTACCTGTGGATCATCCATTCTGGCTGACCCATTATCCGCCCAATGGCTGGAATTGCCGCTGCAAAGTTATTTCAATATCTGAGCGTGATATTAAGCGGCAGAATTTAAAACTCACCGCAGCCAACGAAATCGATCTGCGCAAGATCAGCCTGACTGATACGGTGACTGGCGAAGTGATTGAGAAATTCCCTGGTGTGGATCTTGGCTGGGATTATAATCCGGGTATGGCTTGGGTCGCGCCAGATATTGCACTTGGCCGCGAATTAGCGAAGTTGCCGCCCACAGCCAGAAAACCGACTATTGCAGCGGTTAATGAGCAAATGCAGCAACAAGTGCCACAATTTAGAGCTTGGCTGGCAAATATGGCCACTGAAACGCCGGAACGGGCATCAAAAAGCCGCGTTGTGTTGGGCCATATTCCACCAGATGCAGTGGCCACTTTATATAAGGCCAACGTCAAGGTGCAAAACACTGCTGTTATGTTGTCTGGTGCAGTTGCAAACAGTATTGCCAGCAGCATGCCGGAAGCGATGTATGATGTGATGGGTTTGTTGGCCAAAGCTGATGGCGCTCAGTATGACAGTGCATCTGGTGTACTGACGGTGCAAAGCGGTGAACGCCGACTCAGATTGGTGTTTGTTGTAGGCGTCCTGCAACTTCTGGGGATAATTTAAAGACCTGGTGAACTTAGGTTAAAACGGGCTTTAAATGACGTTTAAAGAAGTGGGTTTAAACTTCGTTATTAAACTCAAAAGTGCGCGCGCGCGGACTTTTGACAACTTGATGGTAAAACGGGGTTTAAATCGGTCTGTTCATTAAACGGATTTAAACTGAGAGGGTTTGTTCAAAACGGTATTTAAACCGATCCAAATCCTATCATTAAATGAACGAAACATCTCAGAATATGGGTGGTTTTGAGAGGGTTTGTCCAAAACCATTCGTAGATCGCAAAACAGGTTAAAACCCCAAAGTCCGCAATTTATAAGCTCTTCGCGCCGTCGGGCCAAATTTTTCAGATCCAATACTGAACGACCCCCTACAGTTAGAAAAATGGCCTTATACCGTAAGTGGAAAACTTAATAAAAGTGCACTGCCTGCGATAAATATGACGATGGCTGCGCCGGTGACAGCACTTAGTGGAGACGCTGCAACGCTGGCGCAGGTTTGGTCTGCAGTGCTGGGGGTGCCCACGACACAGTTGCAGGAGGATTCAGACTTTTTTGCAATGGGGGGGCATTCGCTGTTAGTTGTAAGGTTGGCATCAGAGATCAAACGGCGGTTTGCAGTGGAAGTGACCGTGAAGGATTTGTTCAGTCACTCGGTACTACAAGGGCAGCTGGTCTTGTTATCAAGACTCGGCCCCGAACAAACACAGCGGCCGGCGCTGGTACCTCAGGCTCATGACGGTTTTGTGCCATTATCATTCGCCCAGCAACGTTTGTGGTTTATCCATCAGCTACAAGGCGGTGAATCAGCTAACTACAATATGCCACTGGCGCTTAGGGTTTCGGGTGAGTTTGACGTAGCATGCGCCGAGCGTAGCCTGCGAGCAATAATAATTCGTCATGAAGTGCTACGCAGTCGCATAGTGCTGCGCGAAGGTGAGGCTTGGCAATGCCAGCGAGCGATGGTCGACTGGTCGTTGACGCGGATAGATTTACTGGTTTACCGAAGACCGAGCAAGCAGCTTTAGTGGCGACACATATAGAAAACGACATGCGCTGCTCCTTTGACTTGCACACTGATGTGTTATTGCGAGCGAGTTGGCTGATGTTGTCGTCAGTAGAAGGTGTATTATTGTTTAACATGCATCACATTGCGTCTGATGGCTGGTCGATGGGACTGTTGGCTAATGAATTCAGCCGGTTGTATGCCGTGGGTGGGGATCTTGCTGCTGCAGAGTTGCCGCCTTTGCCGGTGCAATACAGTGATTATGCC